CTTGGTTGGAAAGGCAAGTCAAGTGACTTGACAAAATAGTCTATATCTTCGTCTGATAGTCTTGTTTTATCACCTAAAATTAGATCAATTCCGTCTAAAGTATAACCCCTTTCTCTACAAAACTCGTCAACATATGGTAATAAACCAATATAAATCTTCTTTGTTTTGATAGAAAAGAGTCTTACTTTACCATCCCAATATCTGTTTTTAACAGAAGGCATGAACTTTGCATTTGGTACTGTAAAGGAAAAGAAATCGTATAAATCTCTTGCGAGACCATCATCGCATTCTACTTTTAGAAACACCTCATCTACAGGTGTAATTTGTATACTAGACATATTGTGGACCTAAAAACCATGTAACTAATGATTTTCTAGTGCCTCTGGTAACTGGTGTAACTTGATGATGCATAAATGAAGGGAACAAAACAAGAGAACCCTTTTGTTTTAGTGTATGAGGTAATGTCTGAATAGCATTATCCATGTTTATTGATCTACTATCTTGCAACTTATCGAACTCTTGTTTAGGATCGATCCACTGAAAGAAACCACCCTCGTATTCGTCTGGATCAGATAGTTGTAATGTTAAAGATAACTTTCTAATAGAACCGTCAGGATATGTATGAGGGCCTGCATCTGTATGCCAAGTATAGAAATCACCTTTAGGTCTATCAGGTTTTGCATTATAAATTGTATACTGCCACATTTGATGTCGTTCTATATTCCAATTCCAACCTGTTTCTTCAAAACATAATCTCACTTCTTCTGCAATTCTTTCTTCTATACTATCAGGCAACCATTCTAACCATTTAAGATCGGTAGTACGAATATTATCATGCGCTTGACCATCTGCGATATCACCGTGTTCATCTTTTATATTTTCACCAACAGTAGCATTTTGTATTTCAACATTTGCATAAGCATCTTCTATAATCTGAATTTCCTTTTCAGAAAATGCTTGAGGTTTGATGTATATGTAATTTTCTAGTATCATTAGGCACCTGCCATGAACTTACGCCATTCAATTGTATTTTTAATTGTTTGGTGTCTCCAAGTTATATTTTGCATACACTCTTTGAGAAAGTCTATTGTTATTTTTTGATATTCTACTTGTGCTGAAACCTTTTGTAAGTCTTCATCCGAGTTGAAGAAGTAGTTCATGTCATTCTTCATAACTTTCACTCCGTCAAACGGATCGTCTTTCCAACCATATTTCTTAATGGTATCTTCATCTAACTTAGCATTATACCACAACCATTTATCTCTTAAAAGAATATTGTATTTGAATTGGAGATTCTTTAACTGAACAGTTTTATCAGTTAAAAGTTCTGAGTATTTTGCATGTAGTTTTGGTATTTCCAATGACGATTTATCAAGTTCGATATCATCAATCTCACAATCGGTTTTCCACATTTCTTTGATTTGATCCAAGTTCATACTATAATTATAACACAAAAATGTGTTTTTAACTAGAGGTATTTATATCGTAATAAGAGAATCTAAATGACGCTGTACAAACGACTGGTTCACTCTCAGCGCCTGATTGCATTTCAACCTGACTTAGTGAAGTAGGAAATGCATCATAGAATCTAAAGAATCTATTCGCAACATTTTTATTTGTATTGATTACTAGTGTGATATCTGAGTACTGAATAAGATCATTCTCAATTGCACTTACTTGACCTGTTGCTGTAGTTGTGGTTTGCGTATATGCTTTGTAATCATTTGGATCTTTGATAGGTACGATTGAATTCATCCAATCATATATTTCTTTGAAGTTTTCTAAGTCTTCATCAACCAAAAATGTAACATCTAATTGACCAAACTCTATCTTATCGCCTGGAAAAAATGCATCTAAACCAACACCAGCAGGTTGAGAAACCTCTGTAAAAGACAACTGAGGTATTGTAACTGATTGCACATAGTACTCAACTGTAGGTACTTTGTCAATTAGTAATCTAAAATTATTCTTATTAAGAATAGATTTATTAATATTAGTCGCCAAGTTTTATT